GGTTTCTAGTGCAGGAATGTTATGCTGAACAGAGCTCGGAAGCTCAACATAGGTGATGCAGCCTGCGTTGGAATAACCCGTAAGCCGGGATTCAATATCAATCTTCTCAAAGATATCAATGCTCTTCCAGACTGGAACGTGCATGGAGTTCGTGAAGAAGTCATGATCGCTTACATTTGGAATGGAGCCGTACTTCTTCTGGAATTGCTTCATGGCGGTAAAGCACAGGTTTTCAGCCGGAGAATAGTACACGCCAAAGTTCAGATGATACTTTTGCTTGAACTCGTCGCAGCGGTGGCGGAACAAGCCTTCAATCCGCTTGGCAAGTTCGTGGTATGGTCAGCGCCAATCAGGATTTGAAGTGCCTCCGCCAAGCCAAGCTGACCAATGGCAAGTGTGCCGTGCTTAAGAGCAGAACGGATTCCTTCCTCCGGGTTATAGCCAGCCATGATACGATTCTCATACATAAAACGGGCGGATGCGGGGCTTTGACGGCAAATATACTCAAAGCGTTCCAGAAGTTGTTCCTTTGCTTCATGAATCTTTTGATCCAGCAGTTCCATAAACTCCTGAACAATCCTCTCAACATCTCCATCCAGCCAAACGGTTGTGTCTTGCGGCCATTGAGGCTTCAGCTTTTGTTTCACCTCTGCTGCAAGCGTTGGGAGAATAATGGTGACCGGGCAAATATTCCCTCGGCCATCCTTCAGTTGTCCAAAGCCATTGATATCCCAGCCGTTTGCTGTGCGGCAGCCCATCGTACTGAAGTAAGTGCGCGGATCGTTTGGGTCATAACCCGCATTACCGCTCCAATCGCAATTCGCATAGTTGGGATACAAACGCTTTGCGGTTGACTCCAGAGCCAGCAAGAACAGATCATAGTTCGGATCGCCCGGCCTACGATTAACGCCGGCCTTACACTGGAAGATAGAGCATGGGAAAATAGGTGTGCGGTGCAGCTTGCCAACGCCAGCAATGGAACCTGTCAGCAATGCACGAATGACCATTCTTCCTTCCGGCAAAGTACAAGTGCCAAAGTTGATAGAGGTAAACGGAAGCTGGTTGCCAGACCTTGACTGAAGGGTGTTCAAATTATGGAACATGCCTTCGACAGCTTGCTTCAACTCACGCTCCGTCATATCCATGGCATACTTATACTCATCTTGATGCTGTTGATAAACCCAATCTGTAATGGCTTTTTCCTTGGGATCAAAGGCATAACCGTGATTGAGATTCCATGCCATTTCTCTTTCATCCAGACCGCCAATGTATTTCATACCATCCAAATAGTGCTTGTAGAAAGACTTTCGGACGTAAGGAACCATTGTCCAATCCAGATGCGTAGCGCTGACACCGCCAAACTCCTGAAGGCTTTGAAGCTGCGCGACAACTGCGACAAGTTGAAAGGCTGTATTGACACTCCCTGCAGGGCGAATATCCGTCTGCCGTGTGTTAAATCCATTTGCCAGAAGGTCATCATAAGGAATGCTCATGCAGTTATGATCTCCAATGGGATAGGAAGAAAGATCGTGAGTGTAGATTTCGTTATTGAGATGATTCCTGCGAGCCATATCGGACATACAGAAATTGAGAGCGTACTGGCGCATCATCTCGTTTGTAGCCTCTCCGACACGCCCACCGAAGGAGCGCTCATCCACGTTTGCGTTTTGATTCTGAACGTCCAATGCCTCAATCTTTGGCTTCAATGAGGCGAGGAACTCGTGGGTATTATTGCGAATTGCCTCGCGCTTATAGCGATAACGAACATATTCCTTGGCAACGTCTTTTCTATCAGACGCCATCAGGCAGGACTCCACAAGATCCTGAATTTCTTCTACCGACTTATCCTCTTCGATAGCAGAAATGCGCTCTGCAATATGAGCTGCAAGCGCACGGTCTACAGAAACCGTTCGTTCCATCGCCGAGCAGATTGCGTTAACAATCTTGCTGCCATCGAATGAAACCACAGTCCCGTCTCTTTTGATTACGTTTTTCATGGGAATCTCCTTTATTACTTCAAGTCAATTTCCTCAAGCTGTGCCCTCATCTCAAGCACATAGAGATATTCGCCCATTGCTTTTGCCTGACGCTTCAGCAGTTCAAGCGGGCAGTCCGGTTGGAAATCCAGCGTACCAGCCTCATACTTGATAATCATCAGGTGCAGGCGCTGGTAGCGCTCCTTGGTCTGATAATACTCAGCACGGAAGCGATCTTTGTAATTATCGCTAAGCATCAGGTCTACGGTATTTTTTAGTGGCATCCTTCATCACCTCCTTTTATGCGTCGCTGGCTTTGAAGTTATAGACAGGCTGCATAATACGATCAATGCTGACAGTATCTCCAATAGCAGAGACGATCTGTTCCATCGGTTTATAAGCCATGGGCGATTCATCCTTGGTGGCTTCGCAGACGGACGTAGTATAGATACCGTGCATAGACTCCTGAAACGCCTGCATGTCTACTTTGGCTTTAGCTTCTGAACGGGACATGATGCGTCCCGCGCCGTGAGGAGCAGAATAATTCCAATACGGATTTCCCTTTCCTGTACACAGGAGTGTGCCATCACGCATATTCATGGGGATAACCAGCCGTTCACTGGAGAGCGCAGAGACAGCTCCTTTACGAAGGACATGCTGCCCATCAGGGAGTCTGGTGATATAATTATGTTTGGTATCAATGATGTCATCATAAACATCATCCGGCCAACCCATGTAGTCAGCAATAATAAATGCAATACGCTTGCGGTTTCGTTCAGCATATGCCTGACAGATTTTCATGTCATCAAGATAATCCTGCATAAGCCGTCCGCTGAGATGAGCTACCTGCTTAGGCAACTTTTGTACAGGATGAGCCTTGAGGTAGGCTTCGATCTCCTTGTTGACGGCCTTGCCGTTTCAATTCATCAACCGCTTTTTGACGTGCCTCATCCCATTTACTGCACTGCTTATGGGCTTCGTTTTGATAATACTCTGCCACCTGCTTGCCAAGATAACGACTTCCTGTGTGAATCAGGAGCCAGTATTCTCCTGTAACATCCCGGTCAATCTCAATGAAATGATTGCCTCCACCAAGCGTACCCAAGGAAAGCGCCGCTCTATCCAGATCCACATGATCTTTGCAATGAAGTTTATCCAGCTCGGTTTGATCTCTGCGAATAGCAAGGATGCTGCTGCGGGAATGAACCTCAAAACCGCTTGGGACACGCTTGCGGATAACAGAATCCAGCTTGGAAAAGTCCGGATGCTTATCCAGTTTGAGATGCGCCGCAAGCACACCGCAGCCAATATCAACGCCGACAAAGTTTGGAATAACCGCGTTAGAAATTGTCATGGTCGTTCCGATGGTACAGCCTGCCCCGGCGTGGCAATCAGGCATGATGGCAAGGTTTTCGTCGGCCAGACTTTCAAGGTTGCACATCTCAATGATTTGGCTCATGGTTGCGTCATCAATGCCGGCGTTTGTCATTACCTTGGCAGTATTGTATTTGCCGCTTACTGTAAACATATATTTCTCCTTTTAGTTATCCCACAGGGGTTCATCAAAATAAGAGCAGATGTAAAGGCCACAGTCGCACACGCCCTTCTCTTCAAAGGCAAGGCATGGGCACTTATTATCTTTGGTGTTCTTCTCTTTATTGAGGCAGTAACCGCCGTTGGATTTAATACGTTTCTTCAAATTGCGAACAAACTCTTCGTCCGGGTTGAGGATATAACCGTCCTTCATAGGAACCTCCTTACGCTTTATAGTAGATCCAGAGACAAACGCCATATGCAAGCAGCCAGAGAAACGAAACCCAATTAGGATCAATCATTTTGATCCACCTCGCGGCTCGCGCAGTCGCGGCATGGCGCGTCATTCACGGCTATCACCTGCCCACGGCGTTTCCCGCCTTTCCGCTTCCGTTGGCTTGCGCAGCCAGCAACGCTCATACTCCCCATATGTAAAGTCGTTGTCGTTCAGATTGATTTCGTCTCCATCAACAAATAAAATTCCATTTTCAACGTAAACCGGAGAGCTGCTCCCAATATCCGGCGAGCATTCTGCCCATGCAAAGCCTTTATGCGCTTTCAGCTCTTCCAGCGTCAGCACGCGATTTTTCGGCTCGGTGCGGCGCATCGCCATTCGGAACGCCGATTCAGAATCAATGCCGATTGGCGAATCCCAACCGCATTTCGCGCAGGCGTAGTAAAATGCGGGATTACACAAATGCATCTGCATCAACTCCATGTCAGCCCCGCATCCGGGGCATTTAGGCGTTTCGCTCATCGCTTCCCGGCTGATGTAATCACTCATGTTCAGCCCTCCGATTCCACGCTTCACGCGCTTTTTCTGGGAGATATGTAAGCCCAGATGTTGCGCAGCACCTATTGCATACCACGGTATACGCCCAATGCCGTTTTTCCGTATCTTCGACCTCTTCATGGTCAACGTTTATCTCTGCCTCGCCCCCGCAAAACGGGCAGGGCTTCAATTTGATCTCATCAGGCGTTTTCATCGCTCTTCCTCCGTTTCCGTTCCTTCTCGATCTCCGCATCTCTCAGATTTAAGTTGCAAAACCGTTTTCACAAGCTCATCATTTGTCACGTTTTCCTTGCCAAATAAGGATTTTTTAAGTTGACGGCAAGTTTCAATCGCCGAAATCGCCGTTCGTGGCTGCTCAATCCACTCGTCATAGACGGCGGTTCGATTGGCGTTTATCGGTTTTGCCCGGTATCTAGCAAAAAAGTCAATGTTGTCATTTAGCCATTTAAGCGCACGCTCCTCGGTGGTGTTCATCGCTCTTCCTCCTTCGCCAGCTTTTCGAGCATGTCGGCGGCTTTCCGCTTTACATAGTCGTTGCAGCCGACTAATTCCTCGATACACATGCAAGGGCAACCCTCGCACGTCGCCCCCGCGCAAAGCCTCAGCGCGGTCACCAGTTCCTCGGCGTTCAGCTCCGGCTTCGGCTTTTCCTCCGCATACTTGCACACCTCCGGGTGCTCGCTCGTCGGGCATGTGTCACCGCCATACGGACACTTGCTATTGGCGCAGGCATAATCACGCTCGAAATACCATTTGCATTTCATTCAGCATCCTCCTCAGAATCGGTCATTTCGTGCCATCCCCAGTCAACACAATCAAAGATAACTTCGCGAGCCTGTTCTTCAATTTCAGAATCCGTTGCGTTGTCATCAACCTCGAACTCTTCTTCGATAGCACATCCCGCAAAGCCAGTCTCCAAATACGCCCTGATCTTTCTCATCTTTCATGCCTCCATCAATTCTCCACACGATAAAAGAACTCACGGTTCAGGTACGGGATCTGTGCTTCCAGTTGAGAAATCATGCTCTCCACACATTCCCGAAGCTCAGGGGCTGCGTGTGAGTTTTTATCCCGCTGCTTAACGATATGGGCGAACTCTGTACAGTTACAGCGCACAAGGAAGTTGGAAGGGATACTGAGCGGCAGGAGACCGCGTGTTACATCTCGGTTCTTCTCCATGCTTTCCAGCACATAGCCGCCGGGTGCGCGGACAAAAGCATTGCCACGCTCATCCACAAAGTGTTCCGGCATGTCGATCTTCATAGCGGCAAGCGCTTCATCCATGGTGAGAATCTTACCCTGATACCAGTCTGACTTTTCGATGCCGTAGTTGGCAAGGCGCGTGGAGGAACGAATGATGCGGTTATCAAACCGGGCGGCGTGAGAATCGAAATCATCCTGCGCTCCTCTGTGGATGCCTTCGACTGAAAAAGCGAAGTCAAGGAAGCGTCCCATCGTGATGTGATGCGGAGCCCATTTGAACAGCTTGTCCAGCAGGTCGTACAGCTCAAGGTTAGGTTCCTTGATTCTCATGCCCCATCGGTCGAAGTGTTCGGCATAGAGCTGCTTGATCTGTTCTTCCCGTTCACGAGTCCATGAACGCTTGGACATATACAGCGTATCAATGGCGTTCCATAGACCAGAAATCTCATTCAGATAAACCTTCATCTTCGTCCTC